GCTCACTACTGCTTCCTAATGTTCCTAAATTCATTTTAGTATCTGTATTAGTGTTTGAAAAATTCAAAGCACTATCAAGTCTGCCAGCATAATAAAAACTGCCAAAATAATCGCTTGCAGTTTTAGTTGAGCCACTTTCTCTCCATTGGAATTGAAGAGTGCCACCTGTGCTATACAAATCCTCAATAACTATAAAATAAACCTCATAACTTGAAGTAAATACGGCATCAAATGCTTGCGAAGCAACATTTGAAAATGTAGTTCTACTAATAAAAGTCATTCCACCACCAGAAGCAGGCGCAGCCCAAGCTGGCACACCACCAGATACAGTAAGCACATTTCCAGTGCTGCCAATTCCAAGTCTTGCAGGCGTTGATCCGCTTGAAGAATAAATAATATCGCCTGTGGTTGTCATTGGATTTGTCATACCTGTTGTATCTAGGTTTGCCCAAGCACTACCTGTGTAATATGTGGTTACGTTTGTATCTTTAAGATATGCAAAGTTACCTTCTTGTGGTGATGTGACAGCTGCATCTCTAGCAGCGGCACTGGCAAATACCCAAACACCCTGCATTAAGTAGCCATCAACATCGGCTGCGGTCAATACCTCGCCTGTTGTAAAGTCCTTAAATCCTAATCCTGCTGCCATTTTTACTCCTTAGTAACTAAGCACATTATAGTCTAAAGTGCCATAGATATTGTTATTTAAAATTAGGGCATCGATTACTGGCTCTAGCGTTGTAAAAAAGACCCTAAAACTGTTAGGCGTAATGGTAGTCGCTACGCCAAAGATTTGTAATGTGCGATCCAGGGTTGATCCACCTGGTTGGGTGGTAATTACCTGTATGGGATCAAAAAAATCTAAAGTCAGAGCTGCCAAAATACCTGCATTGTAATCGCTTGTGTATAAATCGAGTTCTACGCCATCGCATCTAACTTCTGTCTCGCAACGGCTGGCTACATAAGCCTGGGCATAATCTAAGGCCACTGCATCGGTCTGCATTAAAAGATCTTGTAAGTTATAGCTGTGAATAAAGTATTTGTCGATACTAGCTTGATTAATGGCTGTTTGAGTTGTCCCACCTGTCCTGGTGATGCTGGCTGAGTTAAATACTAAAGTGTCATCCAACCGCCATACAGCATTGGCATAATAAATGCCTGATCCATCATCGGCAAAAATTGTTGGTGTGCCACCGATAGATCCTGCAGTTACAGATCTGTCTTGAAATACAAATTCGCCATCGGTGTTTACGTATAAAGCCCCATATTCACTTAGTGCCACTGTTTGCATGGCATTCAGCGATGTCCTGATTGTGCCAGGGTCGGCCTGTAATGTTGTCAAACCTGCATCAACGTCACGCATTGTTGCTGGCCAATCAATTTGATCTAATATTTGATTAATGCGAGTGCCTGATAGATCACCAGCTGCAGCACCAGTGACGGTGCTAATTTGAGCATTTTGCGCCAACCTAAATGCATCCACAGCTTGTATGGTTGTATAAGCAACCTCAGTTGCATCTTTAGGTTGCGTATTGACATAACTGGTAATAAATCCGCTAAATATTGTGTATGTGTTTGCGCCATAAGTTGCACTGATTTGTATTTTTTTCATTGGTGTCAAATAAGAATAATAAGGCCCTGATGGATTAGTTGGGTTAAAATCTCCATTTTGATCGATAATCCGCAAAGTTAATGTACCTGTTTGGAATTGATCTGCTAAGGCGTTGCGACCTCGGCTGGTCTGTATAGAATTGACCTGATTACTTACATCAACAATAAGTGCAGTGCCATCGCTTAATATATTTGTGCCTAATATGCCAGTATCTAAAATCATGGCTTGCGCAAATGATGGCCCAGTTGAGAAATTAATAATTGCGTTAATTGTTGGGACTGCCATTATGTGCCACCAGATAGGCCGCCAGCAGGTGTTGTGCCACGGCCTTGCTTGTTAATTTGTAATATGGTGCGTTGAATGGTGTTTGTTAAATCATCATCTGTTAACACTGATCCTTCAACATTGACGATAATGTCGCCTCGTTCGCCTGCTCGATAAGCTGCATAATCGCTAGCCATTGTCATTGTTGGAGAAGGTATAAATACACCACCAGCAGTTGTTGCACTACCACTTGATAATATAGATGTTGCACTGGCTCGTTCGCCTGTCCTATAAGCCACCCAATCGGCTAATTTAGTCATACTGGAAGCTGCCAAATATTGAGATGCTGTTAATTCTTTAAGGCTTTCAATTTCTTGCATTCGCCAACGTCTGGCATCCTCAGCTGCAAGGTATTCTTGGACTTTAGCAGCGTTGCCGTCCAATATGGCCAATTTTTCGGCAATACGTAATTTGGTCTCTTCATCGGTAGCATTATTTAAGGCTGCCATCAAACCTATGCGTTCTACGTCATATTTTTTCTTTAAATCTTCTAATGCGTTTTTCTCTTTAATTAAAGCATTTTCAGTTGCACGCAATTTAGCTGCATCCCTTAAGCGTTTTAATTCTGCCAATCTTGCCGCTTCTGCAGCTGATCCTGCCTGGCCAAATGGTGTGAATGTTGGTGTTTGTGCCTGTGCGCCCCTGTTCATAAAATAATTCAAATATGTGCCTACGACTGGTATGTTTTTAACATCAAATAAGAAATCAAACCCTGGTATCTGTTGTAATTTATTTATTAATTCAGCCAAGTCCACTATTGTCGCTGCTATGCCTGCGGCCAATTTTTCAAAATCACCTGTAAGATTTTCAATACTTTTATCTTTGCCCAATAAGGTCAAAGCATCAAGTATGCCTTTACCAATAGTCTCTTTAACATTTTGAGCCGATATGTTCAATAGATCCATTTTGCCAGCGTAGGTTGTTAATCTTGCCTGCGCTTGGCCTGCAAATTTTTGGTTTAATTCTTCTAATATTTTATTCATATCACCACTCTTTAAAGTGGTTTTGTCTAAGCCAACGCCTAACCTTGTCAGTGCTGTGGTATTGCCTGCATACCCTCTGCTTAATGCAGCTGCCACCTCGGTCAGTGATTTGCCTGTAGCTGCACTAACGTTTAACGCTGTATCTAAGGCTGCTTGACTAAGGACTACTGATTTGGTAACAGTTAATAATTGTTGGAATGCTGGTCTTAATTGATCGTCAATAACACCTGTAGTTTTTTGTAAATTGGCAATATACATTTCAACGGCTGGTGCTGCAAATGCATTACCTGTATTTTTTAATTGTAATTCTAATGCTTTGGCGGCTGCTTCATCGGCTGCAAATGCTTTGACCGCATTCTTGCCATAATTTAATAATGCTGTAGCACCAAATACGCCTGCAAATGTTTTACCTAATGACTTTACACTTTTGTCAAACGCACTTATTTCCTTTTGACCTTTTTTTAATCCTTTATTATCAAAGGTGCTAACTGCGCTAACAATTAAATTAGGCATTATGCGGCTTTTCTTATTTCTGTGTCTTTAATAAATTGTTTAGCCACGGTATCTATTGCATTGACTACGGCAGGTATCACTTTGTCTTTTGTTTCATCCCAAGCCCTGTAAATGACACGGCCTTTTTGCTTGCCTTTACCTTTCATGCTGCTTAACATTTCTGCGGCAGAATTAAACTGTGCTGGTGCATTAGGGTTTAATGACCGGTTATATCTTGGTTTATTTAAACGACCAGCTGTTTCAAAAATGGCACCCGATCTAGAATTGTTGTATACGTAAAATGCCGCTTTAAAACCTTTATCATTTCGTTTATTTTGTCCAGCCGAATAAGCTATGCCATCCCTTGCAAAATTGTAATTATATGGTGGAAATAATTTGTCTGGGTCTTTAACTGTGTCAATAGATGCCGTGCCTTTGCCCCAACCGCTTAAAACTTCATTTTGTTGTGGTAAATAACCACGTGCTCTATCTCGCACAATTAACATGGCTTGTTTTATGTTTTTTGACATTTGTTTATTTAAATCTTTGTCAACTTCTCGCATGGCCTTTTGGAGTTGTTTAACGCCGTTTACTACGACTGGCATTTCTGATCTCCTTAGCTCTGTCGGTTAGGACCTGTACGATTGCTCGATACATTTCCGTATCCATATTAATAAACTCGCTAGGCGCAATCCCAGTCTCTACAGATAACTGAGCAATACTATAGGTAATCGAATTGCGCTGTATTATTTTTTTTCGTCATCGAGCACTTCAACAGTTTCTAAACTGTCTATAAACTCAACACCAAATACAGGTACAACTACGTTAGCCCTACGCAAACACTCATGCGCTAAGAAATAAATCTCAGTCTGCCGTTCGTGATCACGTAGGACTTTACTTATACCTGCTCCATACTTTAATTCAAATACATACTCAACACCTGGCGTAATTTTATGCTCGCTAACTTCGCCAGTAACCCTGGTAATTTTGAGTTTTGCCATTGTTTATCCTCAGCTTGTAGTTACTGTGATAACGCTTTGGCAAGTAAATGTAATGGATTGAGTGCTCATATCTGCAACGCTGCCGTTAATGTTTTGTAGGTTATTAACCAAAACTGTGGTGCTGTATAACGGATTGGTAGCAGATGTGGCTGCTGATGTTTGCTTAATTGTTAACGCTACTGTTGTGCCATAGGCAGCTCGTAGGGTCTGAATTACAGATGAGGTAGCATTGTCATTTAAGAAATCTAAAGTGACTGTAGATGCTTCTAAACCTTTAGCAAACTTGTGGGCGGTATCTCCCATCGCTGTTATTTCAAGTTCATCAAATGCTTGGTTGATAGTTACAGCTGTAACATGGTCTGATAAATCAACGCTGTTCAGTGTAACTACTGCAGCATTATTTAAAAATACGGCCATTGTTACTCCTTTT